CCCCATCGACAGGCAGCGCGTACCAGCCCTCGGGCAAGTCCATCCGGCCCTCGACGGCCTGGCCCTCGGCGTTCTTGACCCAGACCTTGGCGTTCTTCACCGTCTCGCGCAGGCGCACCGGCGTGCCATGCGGCACGTAGACCGTGCGCACGCAGCCGGTCAGGAGCACGAAGGGCAGGAGGAACGGGATCAGTCGCTTCAAGAACCTCATGGCGTGCCCCAGTGCTGGCGAATCCTGTCGCGCAGCCGGTCTCGCGTCTGTCGGTCGGGATCGGCGCTCCCCGCCGTAGACCGCGATTGCCTCGCGGCCCACGGCAGGAGCGCCTGGAACAGGGCAGTCAGAATGGCGACTAGCCATTTCATTCCGACTCAGAACGCGCGTGGTCATTCAGGTTGCCGGACGCCTCCAACTCGGCGTGGACGATCTGGATGCCCTCACGCAGTTCGTGCCTCGTCTTCTGGTCAGCAGGCCTTCCCTGCACCTCTGCGTATACCCTCAGCACGTAGCTCAGCGCTGCGTTCAGTCGACGCAACGACTTGTTCGGCGTGTCGTCGGGGATCTCCTTCTCGGCCCACTTGACGGCCGCGATGATCGTCCCCTCGAATGCCTGCCAAGCGGGCTTGGCGGCGTACAGCCGGTTGAGCAGCCAAAGCAGAACGCCAGCCATCACCGTGACTCCGGCGGGGCTGTTCAGCACATCCCACGCCACTTGCATCCACACAGTCCATTGCATATTCTCATCCTTTCCGGCCCGTGAAGGCCTCTTTCATCTTTGATATCGATTCATCGTTCACAATCACCAGCTCCCGCCGGTCCTGGCTGGCATACGGATCGAAGTCCGCCGGCCGGAACGGCCGCGTCCGCTTCGGGTCACGGTGGGCGTTGGCTATCACCGCGCAGATTAGCGACGTATGCGCCCACCGCTCACGCCCCAGACCTTCGGCCATCAGGAGCAGCTGCCGTAACGTCAATGGACATGGGTCGACCCCAACCATGCCCGCTATGCGCCAGATATCGTCCCACGGGTCATGGCATCCCGGATCGTCGCGTCGACGTCTAGCGCATCTATCCGCGTCTCCACCGCCGCCACAGCCGCCTCGATCAGGGCCATCTGCTTGGCAACCGCCTTGGCCCGGTCGCTGCGGCCGCGCGACCGGAAAAAATCGATCAGCTCCTCGTAGAATGCCTTCTGAGCAGCCAGCAGCGTCTGGCCGTCGAAGCTGGAGCGCACGTCCTCATCGGTGACACGATGCGCCTCGAACTGCCCCTCGAGCATGGCGCAGAGCACCTCGCCCAGGAGCATCTCGTCGGTCCCGAGCCGCGTCAGCAGGGGCGGATTTCCCGCCTCCGGCTGAAGCAGATCGATGTCCAGCTTCGCTTTGACCTTCATGGCCGTGCCGAGGGTCAGCGCGAGCGTCCAGGTCCGTCCGGCGGCATCCGTGAATGTCTTCATGGCGATCAGGTCCCCGTGATCCAGCTGCGGAATACGGCGAGCTTGGCCGTGACGCTCACCGTGATGGCTTCCTCCAGCGCCTCGTTCCGGCTGAACGAGGTGATGGCGAAGTCGCCGTCCGGTCCCTGGCCGCCAGACTTGTCCAGAATCTTAAGTGCGATCAGCCCCGCCGACAAAAACGCATCTTTGACGGCACCGAACGCAGCGTCGTTAGGATCCCAGATCATCTCGAACTCCACAGTGCATTCGCGCAGCGTCGGTACAGTTGCCCGCCAGCCAGAGTTTGCGCGGGTGGTGACGTCGGCTTCACCCGCCTCGAGGGTGAGCGTCACATTCTTGACGTTGCCTATCTCTGTCGTAGCTGAGCTGCCCGCCGCGCCGTAGTAAAGCTTGGCATTCATGCCCAGTAGGAATGTGGTCGGCATATTTCGTCCTCCTATTTCACGCTGTCCCGCCACATCGCGGGCAGCTTCGGTTGTTCCTGCGCGAACGCGGGGCCCATGTAGGGCCGCGCTCGGTACGTCGCCCGAACGAGCTTGTTCCGGCGCACTAGCGTAGTCTGCCCGCCGTACTCCAGCAGCGACGGGGCTTGGCCGTGTCCGCGCCGGTCCAGTCGCGTCGGCCCGATTACCACGCTGCGATGGGCCGGGTCATAGCCGAAGAAGATGAACTTCTTCAGCAGCCCCGTATGCGAGCTTGGCGGCGATCCGGGCGGCGCGGGAGTCTTTCGACTCCGAATACTCCCCTTAGCCGTGCGCCGCACGAACGCGCCGAACTTCGACAGAACATTACGAGTCGCGGAGTCCACCCGCGAGATCACAGCCGGGCGGTCGAAGAAGAGCTGCTTGATCTCGAACCCAACGTTCATCCGACGCTCCTGTAGGTCACGGTCAGCACGCTGGTGAAGGTCCGCTGCTCGGCCAGATGATCCGGCGCATAGACGGGATCGTTCTGCATCCGCACCCACGCCGCGTGCGGCGCGGCGGATAGCGCACGCCGCCGCAGATAATCCGCGATGGCGTCCATCAGGCCGCAGAGCGTGGCCACTTCGGTGTCCAGGTCCTGGCCGAGCTTCTTCTGCACGCCGATGTCGATCTGATAGTCCCACTGGCTGACCGACCGCGTCGAACCACTGATCTCCACCGCCTTGGGCACCACCGACACCTGCAACTCCGCCAAGTCGGACAGTTCGAACTCAGGCAACACCCGCCGAACGGCGGTGAAGGCCAGGTCGAATGTCCCCGCCGGTGCGGCGTTGAGTTCGCCCGCGACGGCGTCGGCGATGGCGATTATCCGTGTCATAGGTTAGCCTAGTGCAGCGAGCAACGCATCTATCTCCTGTCTTGTACGCACGAGCCGATCGACGCGGTATGCCAGCTGCTTTTGCATCTGGCCGACCACCGAGGCGACGGTCTGGGCGTCACCGGCTTCCAGTTTGGCCCGCATCTCCTGCATCTGATTCGCCTGCCGAGCCATCGCAGCCAAACATACCGCCAGCCGGTCCTTGAACAGGCCGACGATTTCGGCCTGGGCCGCGGCATCATTGGCCGCAAGCTTGTCCCGCAACTGCGTGACCTGATCGATCTCAGCCTGCTGTTGATTGCGCAAGGCGTGCATCTGCTCCCTCGTCCAGATCCGTCCGGCAGAGTCTCGTACAGCTTTCGCACGATCGTCGCCGTCCCCCAGAGTCACGACCTGCAGATCGATTCTGCCGTTCATGATGTCGTGACCTTCAGACGATTGTTACTATCGAAACTCAGCTTGCTCACCTTATCGTTGATATTGACTAAATCGGAACGGATCATGTCTAGGTAATCCACTACCATCCACAACGAATATTCATTGTTCGTTAGCGGGCCTGTGTTCTGTCCACTCAAATAGCCTATGACCATATTGAGCAAATCATGAACATGCGTGAACGTCTTGCCACCGGATCCGGTCAGACCCTGAATGATGGCGTCCACGTCCGCTTGGATGAGGTCGGCGCTCACTGTCGCATTGATCGTTCCGCCGTATGGCATCACCACGTCCCTCCGATGATCGTCACAGCGTCGCCTGGCGTGCCTTTGATGGCGATCTCATGGAGATTGATGCTCCGGAATTCGTGCCACTCGCCAGGCAGCCATGGCACATCGGAACCGTCGTCGCCACGAAAGACGACCGCCGCGCTGTTGGTGGGCAGACACGAGACCGTCACAGAAGCGACCAGCCTGCGATTAGAGATCGGCCGATAATCAGCCGTCACATCGATCCTTCGCATCACCACATTGTTCACGAGACAGCCTCCACTAGACCACCCACGACACAATAACCGACGCGAACGCCGTCGCAACAGAGCCGATCACCACCCACACTAACCGCGAATAGAACCTCGCGTCCTGTTCCAGCCGATCAAGCCGCAGCACTATGCCAGGCTTGCCGTTGCCCCTGATCGCCTCGTCGATTCGATCCAGTTTGGCACGGATGTACACAAACTCGCGCTCACAGGCTGGGCGGAACTCTCCGCTGATCGTCGTCTCGCTCATTGTTCAGCCCCGATATCCTTAGCGTGGATGCGGTAGGTCAGTCGGTACGGATCGCTCCATCGCCAGCAGCCATCACCGCCAAAATTCATGACCTCATATCGCCGCCCGTTTGCCTCTATCACGTCGCCCGGTTCCGGCACGAGTCCCAACTCGTCGGCCCGGACAAGGAAATCCCAGGCCTGGGCGTTGACCGTCAGGCCAGACTCGTTGGCGACCTGGCATCGGGTTCTCCCGTATGTCGCACGGACGCTCTTCACGTCCGGCGGCCGGCGATACTCCACCAGGCTGGAGCAATGCGACGTGCGCATCTGCTCCAGCCACTGCGATCCCTGCTGGAGGAGGTCGGCCACGGTCGGTCTCCGCTATTGACTCAAGCGCACCCGCACGACGGCGTCCGCGTCGGCCGCTGCGTTCACGGTC